GCGACGTGGAGGGCCGCCGTGTCGACGGTGACCACCTCGTCCATCAGCGAGGCCAGGGCGGCGACGTCCGCGAAGTCCCTGATCTTCGGGACCGCGACGCCGCAGCTGTCAGCCTCGTCCTGGCCGTTCACCTGCAGGCTGTAGAGCCGGCCGCGGCCCCGCAGGCGGTCGGCCAGGAGCTTGAGCGGGCACTCCCGCGGGTAGTCCCCGTCCACGTAGGCGCCGACCCTCCAGGCTAAGCCGATGTTGCGGCCGTCGCCCATCCCCGGCCACAGGCGCCACTCCCTGACCAGCTCGGGGTCGGCATAGAGGTAGGCCCCCGACGGGACCCCGTCCATGCCCTGGCCGAGCGCGTGGGGCAGGGAGTACAGCGGGCAGTAGTAGTCCGCCCAGGCGTCCTCCTTGACGGCGACGGCCAGCTGGCACAGGAGCTTCCGCAGCGGCTCCGGAACGCTGAGGACGACCTCGGCGCCCGCAGCCTGCAGGACAGGGACGTAGCGGGCGCACATGACGCTGTCGCCGTACCCCGCGTCGTGGACTAGCATCAGGCGCTTGCCCTCGAGGTCCTCCCCGCGCCACCGCGGCAGGCGCGCGGCTGCGGCCGCGACCCGGGGCGGCGTCATCATCTCGAACCGAGCCTCGTGCTCCGCGAAGCCCTCGCGCCACCGGCCGAGGGCCAGGAGGATGATGGAGCGGTTGAGGCGCGCCTGCGGCGTGTCCCTGACCGCGATGGCCTCGTCGATCATCGCGAGGGCCTCCTCGCTGCGGTTCTCCTGGTACAAGTCGACGGCCCGCTTGGTGCGGGTGAGGTAGGTGCCCAGGTCGAAGCCAGACTGCGTGATGACCCTGCGGCCGACCTCGCGGCCGCCGCGGTAGACTAATACCTCTGGCGGCACGGGGCCGCCGTCAGACGTGACCTCGACGAGCTCACCCTTCGCCGTCAAGCCCCGCCACCCGCTGGGCGTCCGCTCATGTGCTACGATCGGCGGGAGGTCCGTCACGGTAGAGGAACCAGGCTAGGAGGACCATGGACGGCAGCCACGCCGCCATCATGCCCATCAGGAAGGCCTGAACTGTGGTCATGGGTCGCACTCCGCACTGTGCCCCCACAGCGCCCCCTGAGTACCACGCGAGCTACCACGAGACCACCCCTACTGGCTGAGGACCCTGACCTGCCGCGGGACGAAGGCCGGGTGGACGACCTTGTTCTCCGCGACGACCTCGTCGCTCCTGCTGGCGTCCGCGTAGATCAGCTGAGCCAGAGTCAGGGCCGTGCGGACCCCCGCCGTCTGGTAGCTGACGACCATCGGCAGCGTCAGCTCGCTGAGGTACAGGTGCTGCATCAGGGCCGACGACAGGGCCAGGAAGCTCTGGTAGAGGATGTCCGAGTAGAAGTCCATCACGGTGACCGTGACTTCCTCGTATGCCTCACCCATCTTCTTGATCATGGCCGCCACGTCGTCGCGGCTCGAGAACTCCATCTGAGAGACCACCTTCGCCTCCTCCGCTAGGGTGAAGAACAGGGAAGACTGGACCACGGCCACGGCCATGTCCGTCTTCGGCGACAGTCCCAAGATGAAGGTCCTCAGCGAGTCCAGCGGCCCCAGCTTGGCCCCCGCGTCCACGGCGGCGTCGAAGCACTTCTGCAGCGCCTCCCCGAAGCCGCCGTTCGTGATCTTCCACCGAGCCTGGACGGTCAGGTCGCCGCACAGGCGCCTGACGACGTACGCCGTCGGAGACTGCGGCGGCACCGTCGCCATGAGCTTCTTCAAGATCTGGCCGAGCAGCCCCGTCGTCTCCTCGACCTTGTTCCTGTAGAACGCCGGCCAGCGGTCGACCTGCGGCGTCTGCTCCATCCTCGGGTAGTGCCAGACCAGGGACAAGTCGTAGGTCGGAGCCACCACGTGGACGTCGATCAGGCCGACCGACGGGACCACGGGCCAGGACAGGCTCAGGCTGTAGGCGTCAGCGTGGACGACGTGGTTCTGGTGGACGGTGGGAGCCGCGAAGGTCGGCGACCCGAGGGCCGTCGTGTTGGCGAAGAAGAAGCTGGTCAGCACGACCCTCGAAGCGGCGAACGCAGGTGACTGCAGCGAGTAGTCGGCCGGCTTGGCCAGGTTCTGATGCTGGCCGATCAGCGGGGCGCCGAACGCCGGCCTCCCCAAGAAGTACGAGTTAGCGTGGACCACCAGCTGGAGGATCGTGACCGGCGGCGTGGCGAACGACGGGTGACCGAGTGAGTACGGGTTCGCCGTGAGGACCTCGACCACCCCTGGAGCACCGAACGACGGGCTCCCGAGCATGTACGTCCCAGCGACGACTGAGTCAGTCGCGGTCTGGAAGGTGTCGTGCTGGAAGGCGTCAGCCTGGAAGGCGATGTCAGTCACAGCTCAGCACCCGTCAGCAGGAGGCGAGCCGTGCCGGTCGTCGAGTAGAGAAACGACGGGTTGCCCACCGGAGGAGCACCCGAGGCCACCACGGTGTCGATCTCAAAGCCGCGGTCCGAGGCCGAGCCGTTGGCGCCGCCGCCGAAGTTCATCGCCGTGCAGGCGACCATGCCGCCGGTGGTGTTGGTGATGGCGAAGTCACCAGGAGCCGAGAGGACGATGCCGGTCAGCGGAGCGCGGGGCTTGACTAGCATCGGGAACTGGTGGATGCCCTGGTTGTTCGCCCATATCTGACCCGGAGCCAGCATCCTGTTGGCCACTGGGGTCGTCGGAGCCACGTAGCCTGGGAGGTAGCGCTCGCAGATGTCGATCTCAGAGGCCGGGTCGCGGTGGCGGATCACCGAGGGACCGCCGACGGACAGCGACGCGGCGACGACGTACAGGGTCCGACCAGCTGCAGAGAGCCCAGTCCCGAAGTCGACGAGGAGGATCGCGCCGTTGTCCAAGTTGCCGCTGGCCACCCACGAGTAGCCGAGGAGGAGGTAGCCGGCAGCCGCTCCCGCGTCCTGGAGGTTCACGCCGATGAAGTCCCACGTCGTGCCGCCGGTCCAGACGTCCGGCCCAGTCTGCGTCGTCGGGCGGCCGAACTGCACCTGGGGAATAGACGAGCCGCCGACTCCGGTCAGGGCGCACACCATCTGGAGCGTCACCAGCCTGTTGCACAGCTGGCTGGCCAGGAACGACTCGATCCTCTGGTACATCCAGAAGTCAGTGTTGCCGGCCGCGCCGTTGACCTGGAGGCCGCTGTTCGAGTTGAGGTTGCCCCCAGCGGTGACGTTCTGCTGCCACGTGAGCGCGGTCCCGCTCGCCGCCAGGTACCACCCGTCTGGACCGGTGGCTGCCGCCGACGACGCCGTCCCGGTCAGTCCCCGCCTGAAGTGGTCGAACTTGGTGTTCCTCAGGACGTTGATGCCGGACTGCCCCTCTCCAACCACAGCCGCGTAGTTCGTGCCGTCAGAGTAGACGTCAGCGTACTGACCCGGCAGCAGGACGAGTGAGTTGAGGCCATTGACCTTGCTGACGGTGGGGGTGAGGGTCAGGAGCCTGAACGACGATCCGGCGTGCCTGATGCGGCACTTCCACCCGGTGAGGAACTGACCTCCGGTGGCAGCCTGGGCGATGGTGACCGCGATGGCCGTGGTGGCCGCGGTGAACACCACCTCCGTCCAGGCGTCCGTGTCAGCCAGCGCGTACGACGCCCCGGACTGGACGTTGACCCCGAGGAAGAAGTTGTGGTCGTCGTTCCACGGCGACGGCCGCACGATGGTCGTGTCGGCGCTGTCGATCTTCGCGGACTGGAACTTGTGGCGGAGGCTCTTCGCCGTCATGGTCTCACGATCCCGGGATGCCGAAGTCGAAGGCCGGCAGGCTGAACACGTTGCCCGCCGTGACGCCCTGGCTGGCGGCCAGGTCATTGTCCACCAGGAGGCGCGAGTTCGGCGTGTCTACGATCGCCCACCGCGTGGCCGTCCCGCTGCCGGTGACCGCCCCGTCGGTCACCGCCACCGTGGTCACCTTGCGGCCGTCAGGCGTCCTCGCGAACGGCCCCGTGAGGGCGTTGCCAGCTCCCCAGTTCTTGCGGGCCAGGCCGTAGGTAGCGACGTCCGCGAAGGTCATGGGCTGCTGCGAGAGGAGGTAGATGTCGCTGGCGACGTTCTTGAGAGCCACCAGGCCGTTGTCAAGGACGTAGTCGTTGCACTTGCCCGCCATGTCTGAACACTCCCGCTGATGGGCCGGGGCTCCCCGGCGTGTAGAGGCCGAAGCCTGTGGCGGCCAGGAGGCGGGTGTCGCCCGCTGCCGAGGCCTTGAGGAAGCTGTTGAGGTTGCCCGCGCCGGCCGTCATCGCGGCGTCCGCCACCGTCTGGACCTGCTGCGACGAGTCCACGGCCTGCGGCGGGTTGGCGACGGCCCCCGCCTCGACGAACGTCATCTCGAACGCCGCGTAGCCACCTCGCTCCCGGCTCTCCTGGCAGGTGTACCTCTCGCACATGAACGTCAGGACGCCGCCGGCGTAGTCCGTCAGGTGTCCCAGGTCCGGGTTGTACGGGTCCACCAGGACCCCAGGCCCTAGCGAGTCGAGCTTGCTGCGGAGGAAGTCGCGGTTGAGCGAGTAGTCGTGCCACATCCCGTTCGGCCGCAGGCCGTCACCGCCGGGAGACTGGATCAGGTAGCCCGTCATCTGGTACCTGTACGCGGCGCGGCCCATGTCCTCAGCGTACGGCAAGTCTCGCTTCGGGTACTCGTGGGTGACCGTACGGCGGCCCGACGACTGCCCCTGCTGGTCGACGTAGAAAGGCGCGCCCTTGAACGACGCCGTGCGGAGTCGCCGCCGCCACAGCGGGTTGCGGGGGTCGTTCTGCAGCATCGGGCTGCGGTTCTGAGCCACGGCTACTCTCCCAGGTCGAAGTTCCTCGCGTGGACGACGCCCCTCACCTCGAGGTCACCCACGACGGTCAGGTCTCCGGCGACGACCACGCTCGAGCCGATGACCATGCGGCCGGTCTCGTCGAAGGAGACCATCTTAGCCACCCGGCGGACGTGGTCTGCCTCCTCCCCGCGGAGCGGGGGAGGGTTCTCGAGGGCGGTGACCCGGCCCTCGACTGCGACCAGCGAGATGCCGCCGGGTATCCCTGACCCTCCGCTCTTGTCCCCCGGGGTGATCGAGGCGCCGCCGCCGGCGACGTGGTCGGCCGCGTGCTCGACCCCGCTGGTGAACGTGTTGCCCTGCACCAGGTGGTCACCGATGCGCAGGTGCTGCGCGGCTTGGAAGAACGTGTTCGCGCCGCACTCGATCTGGAAGTCCTTGGAGGCGTTCCACCACCAGTTCTGCTTGATCTGGTCCCACAGACCGTGCAGGACGCCTTCCTTGTCCGGGCTATCGTCCCGAGGCACCGCGTCCTCGCTGGGGTCCTGCAGCCTCGCCTCGCGGTGGCGGCTGTTGTCCTCTCGAGCCGCCAGCTCGCGGTCCCACGCGCTGCCGCTGCTCTTCTTGCGGAACTCGATGCGGTCGACGAAGCAGTTGATCCCCGTATTCAGCTTCCCAACGTGGTCGGCCTTCTTCTGGCTGGACCCACTGCCCGCCTTGAGCTTGAATCCGGCCAGGCCGATGGCGGTGCTGCCGCTGCCCGGCTGGCCGCCGTCGACCTTGCGGTCCTGGTAGTCCTTGGTGACGTGGCGGAGCGACGAGAACCGCTTCTGCTGGTCGCTGTCCTTCCGGTACGACTTGCCGTCCCGTGTCAGGACGTACACGGCCTCCTGGCGGTGGAGCATCATCTGGCCGGAGCCGTCTCCCGAGTAGTGGGAGACCTCGCCCTCCTGGATGTCGTAAGGTCGGACCCGCCGGTCGTCCACGTTGACGGCGATCGGGTGTGACCTGTCGCCGTTCGGGTAGATCATGCAGGCTTCAGAGGCCGGCCCCTTCGGCTGGTTGTCGTTGCGGCCGCTCGTGCCGCCCTGGCCGCCGCCGCCTCCGCCGCCGCCACCGCCGCCGCCTTGACCACCTCCCTGCTGCCCCTGCTCCTCGTCCTGCTTGAGCGGGTGGCCAGTCATGCCGACGGGCTGGAACCTCTCGAAGTCGCTGGGCGTCTCCGAGTGGTGGACGTCGCCCTGCTTGATCTGGCACATCAGGTGCTTGTCGTCGATCTCCCGCATGGTCGCGCGGGAGATGCCCGTCATCGCCTGCCTGGCAGCTGTGGAAGAGTTCGTCTTCAGGACCATCTGCTCACTCGCTCGCGTCTGCGTACCCGCCGAGGGCCGCCCGGTTGACCAGCTCCAAGGTGGAGCGGGTCCCCGACTGGTTGTCCTGCGAGAACGTCACGGCCTTCAGCACCAGGTCCCGGTTCATGATCAGCATCGGGCTGTCCACGTGGACGATCTGGCCGCGGACCCACAGGCCTCCCTCCGGCCTCTGCCAGCCCAGGGTCGTGACCGTGACCCAGATCTGGTACATGTCGTTGACGTTGCTCTCGATCTTGGCGCGCGACTCCAGCAAGCCCTTCTGGAACGCCGGGATCTCCGTCAAGATCGTCTGCGCCATCTTCCCGGGTGAGAACCCCGTCGACCCCGCCTGGTCGTGGAAGCGCTGGTGGGTCCAGTCAGCGATCTTCCCCAGGTCGTCGCTGCCCGTCCCCTGGTTCTGCGCCGTGTACTCGCCGACGGCCGACAGGGAGTGGATGATCTCCCTGCCCTCCAAGATGTTGATCCCCTCCACCACGGTCGAGTGGATGCCGAGCGGCTGGGACAGCCAGACCATGTTCCCCTGCTCGTCGGCCGTCATGTGGAAGTTGCCGGTCCTAGCCAGCCGCTCCATGGCGTTGTGCATCGTCTCGCCGGGCCGGATGCTGAACCGGTCGATCTCCTTGCTGAGGGACCCTCCCATCACCTTCAGGTTCAAGCCGAGCTGCTCCCCCAGCTTCTTCGCGATGTCCTCAGGCTTCTTGTTCTTCTCCTCGCCGCTCTTGTGCTGCACGGACGTGTGGCCAGCCATCGCGTCGAGGCCCGTGACCTGGATCTCGACCGTGTGCTGGTGCGCGTCGTAGAACGCCTGCCGGGTGGTCACGAAGCCCGTCAGCGCCAGCCACCCGTCGAGCTTGATCGTGCAGTGGTCCCCAGGCTTGATCCTCCAGGCCCACCGGATAGCCGGGTAGGCCCGCTCTGACTCGCTGCAGGTGAACCGCGCCGTGTACGGCGGCGTCTCGTGGATCGCGTGGCGGACCTGGATCGTCTCCCACTCCCAGAACCGCTCGCCGTTGACCTCGAGGACCGCCCGCTGCAGGTACGGGTACTGCTTGATCTGCGGGTCAGCCTGCGGCGCGTCCGTGGTGTCCGCAGCCGTCCACGTCGTCGGCGAGGCCTGCGGGACCCCGTTGACTGGAGGCGGCGCGCCTGCCACCTCACTCCTCCATGTTCCGGTTGTTCTCCGCCGAGCCGTCAGACCCCGTCGGCGCCAGCTGCGGCGTCTGCTTCACCCGCAGGTCCTTCAGCGCGCCCTCGCCCCTGGCCGAGGTCTTGACGCCCTTCGGCACGTTGTTGAAGTTGACGTCCGCCGTCAGCTTCCCGCTCGAGGCGGCCCGCTCCTTGGCCAGGTCCTGGTCGACCTTCTTCGCGTCGTCGCTGGCCGCAGTAGCTACGCGGTGGCCAGGCTGGCGAGCCCTAGCTGCGAGCATAGCCCTGCCAGTGCCCTCGGTGGCTGCAGCGGCAGCAGTCTGCGGCGGGACGTAGATGTTGCCAGCCCCGAGGCCCGCGAATGCGACCGGAGGGTTCGCCGCGGCGCCGACGGCTGCCTCGTCGTGCGCAGGCGTCCCAGACCCAGCGCCGACCGGAGCACCAGCTGACATGTAGGGGATGGCCCGAGCGACCTTGGCAGAGCTCGCGTTCGCGATCGTCGCCGGCGCCTGCCCGCTGGCCAAGATCTGCTTCGCCTGGTCGCCGCTGTAGCCGAGCTTCTGCAGCTTCGACTCCCACGCGCGGTCGCCCATCGCCTCCCAGTGCATGGGGTCACCGAACCGGCCGCCCCAACTAATGCCGTGCTTCCACGCGACGCCCTCCAGCCCCTGCGGCACGTCGGTCACCGCGCCCTTGTAGGGGTTCGCCGCCACGTTGATGTCGACGGCCGTGCCGTACGCGTGCATGGACGGCGTCGCGCCAGCTCGGCTCGAGCGGTTGACGTACCCGCCGGCCCCAGACGCCTGGCTGAGGTCGACGTTGTAGCCCCGGTCGAGGGCCTCGTTCAAGAACCCGCGGTATCTCTCAGCGACGTTCTTGTTGACCTTGACCGTCTGACCGTCCTTCAACCTGATCGTCGTCTGATTCGACGGGTCTCCGGGACCACCCCACTGACCACCGCGCGCCGCGTTGAACTCCGACTGCCCCAGGACGCCCGCGAACTCACCGCGCCTCTGCTCATACCTCGAGCCCTTGACGTTATGGAGCTGCCCACCACCCTGCGCGGTGCTAGCTTCCTGAGACGGCGCAGCCTCGCTGGCGTTGCCACCCTGTGGCCCACCCTGCTGCCCACCGCCCGCGTCGCTGGCGTGAGCCTGAACTTGGCCGCGGGCTAGATACCCTCTAGCGCCCGCCCAGTAAGCTGCTGCTCCCCGGTTCGGATCACCGATGCCGCCGGCGCGGACCCGCTTGTTCATGATCGCCACAGCAGCCTGAGCGTTCTGCTCCGGGTCCTGCATCTGAGCCATCGTGAACGGCGTCTTCTGCAGGCCGTAGGTCTGCGCGTCTTGGGGGGACAGCTGAAACAAGCCGTGGGACCCTGCCCCACCGAACTTGCCGACGTCACCAGCCGTCGTCGTCTTGAAGCTCGACTCCTTGCCAGCCATCTCCGTCATCAGGCTAGCCCACTCTTTAGCAGACCCAGTCTTGATGCCGTAGCGAGCCGCGTCAGGCGGGACGTACCCCTCAAGCCCGCTCCCCTTGATCATGTTCTCGAGGCGGGACTGCAGTGCACCCTTGTTGACCATCCCGCCGGGGCCAGCCGTCAGCGGAGCCGACGAGCCACCGCCAGCAGAGGCGGCCTGACCACCTTGAGTATCCGGAGCTTTCCAGTCAGCCGGCGCTGCGCCCGGGGTGATCATCCCGCCCGTCGCGCTCACCAGGCCAGCTCTACCCCCACCACCAGCTAACCCGATCCCACCTGGCGTCGCAGCTCCGGCGGAGACCGTTCCGGTCCCGCCGCCGCCGAACATCGCGGGCATCGCGCCGCCGCCTGGCAGCGTGCCACCACCAGCGCCCATCGCCCCAGCGCCGCCAGGAGTCCAGTTGGCCGGCGCAGCTTGCGCAGCTTCGAACGGTGACTGAGTCGGACCCTGCGGATTAGTGTTCGTGCCGTCAGCGTTACCAGCACCGCCGCTACCAGGACCACCGCTAGGTCCACCTCCGCCGCCGCCACCGCCGCCACCGCCGCCGCCGCCGCCGCCACCGCCGCCGCCGCCAGGTCCTCCGAGACCTCCACCTCCGCCCGTGCCACCAGAGAAGAGACCTTGGCCACCACCAGCCTTACCCTGCATCTGGTCCTGCACCCAAGCCATGATGTCGCGGATCTCACGCAGGTACCCAGTCGAGTCTCGCTCGTACGTCAGCTGCTCGTTCAAGATGATCGGCGTCTGCTCGCTAGCTTGCCTGGCGAATGGTTCCCTAACCCGACGGTCCTCGATGTTCGTCGACTGCCGCATCCGGCTCCACGCGGTGGGGTCGCCCTGAGCGCTCAGCTGGATCGGACCTCCGCCGGCGGTGCCGAGCCTCTGAGTCATCGCGGACAACTCAGACAAGTTCGTCTGCTGAAACCCGCCGCCGTGGCCCTCGGCGCCAGCGCCCGCTGGGCCCAAGAGGTACGCTGGCCCCCCAGCAGCGCCGCCCCCAGCAGCAGCCCCGAGGGCGTCCGCGGGGGTCATCTTCTTCACCGCCGCCGCTGACTCAGCCTGCGCCTTCGCCATGCGCTCTCGGAGGGCCTGCTGCTCCGGCGTGTTGTAAGCCGGCGACCCCTCAGGCTCGACGATCTCAGCCTTCTTCTTGTTCCACCAGTCCTCCAGCCAGCTGCCGACGGCCTTGCCAGCTGCCGACTCGCCGACGGCCTTCCCGATCGAGTGGTCCTGCACCCACTTCTGGAACTCCATGAACTTGTCAGACGCGTACTTCACCGCGTTGTTCATCTCAGTGAAGTGCGCCCCGATCGTGTCGAGCGACGCGTTGACCGTCGTCGCCCACTGCTCAATCGGCAGGGAGTCGAACCACTTGTCGAGCCCGAGGTTGTTCAGGGCCGTCATGAACTTGGCCAGGGCGGGGACGACCACGGTGTCGACGTTCTTGGAGATCCTGTCGCTGACGTTCTCCCACGTCTGACCGTACCTGTTGACCTGGTCCTCGAGCTCCTTGTTCGCCGCCTTCAGGGCCGCGTGGCGCTCGGCCGACAGCTTGTAGACGTCCAGGGCTTTCTTCTCAGCCTCGGCGTACCGGGTGATGTACTCGAGCGGGATGTGGAGCTGCTGAGCGAGCTCCCACTGAGCCTGCTTGCCCCAGGTAGCCGTCTGCTGCAGGAGTGACTTGATGGTCTCCGTCGTCGTGGCGCCCGCCATCTGCATCTCGCGGAGGGCGTTCGCGACCCGCATGCCCTCCTCGCCGTGCTTCGACAGCGCGGTGTACAGCTGCGAGTACTCGCCGCGGGGCAGGTCCCGCACTAGGCTGGCGAACCGCTCCAAGTTCCTGGCCGATCCCTCAGCGCTCTGCCCGAGCATCTCAGAAACGCGCTTGAACTGGGCGATCTCCGGCCCCGTCGCGCCGATCGCCTCCTTGAAGTTCTCAGCCTGCCGGAAGGCCGTCGCGTAGCTCTCAGAGACCTTCGCCAAGGCAGTCGTCGCGCCGACGGCCAGGGCGCCGAAGCCAGTCCCCGCTGACACGACCCGCAGGGCCATCCCCTCGGCCGCGGTCCCGATGCCAGCGATGGACTTGGTGATGGCACCGACGCTCGGCGAGACCTTCCCGAGCTCACCGACCATCTTCTCGACGCCAGACTTGACCGACGTCCCGAACGAGCTGAGGGCGGCGTTGAGGCCGCCCATCGACATGTTCGCCCGGTCGAGCTCCTGCCGGAAGGACGTGAAGCCCTTCTGGTTGTCCTGCTGAGACTCCTTCATCTTCCGCTGAAGGCTGTCCCAGGACGACGCAATCTTGCCGAGGCCGTCGGAGACCTGGTCCTTCAGGGTGAGGGTGACGGTGTACGTCTCGTCAGCCACGGCTAGCCCACTCCGCCTCTTCGTCGATGATCTCAGCGAGCTTAGCCGTCCAGGCCATGTGCCGGATGACCTCGCTGAGCGGCTTCTGCAGGAAGACCTCAGGGTCTACCTTGTACCGCATCGCCAGCCTGTAGCAGTCGAGGATCGACTCAGCTACAGGTCTGGCATAAAAAAATTCGCCACCATCCAGGCGGCGTTGTTCCAGTCCTTGGGGTCCATCACGCGGATAGTCGACGGCGGGACGTTGGCCAGGTGGGCCAGCATCGCCGTCATGACCCGCGTGTCGAAGATCATCTTCGGCTTGGTCTCGTACAGCTCGATCAGGACCGGGTTGCCGATCCTCTCGATGTCCCCCGCGGTCGGCTCCCGGAAGGTGATCTCCTTCACCTTGTCGCCGCCGCCGTTCGGGACTTCCTTCCGCAGCGGCAGCACGCCCTTCCACGGGCCGCTGCCGTTCGGCTTCGCCGCCTGATCGGCTCCTCCAGCGTCAGGCTTCTTGTCTTCGTCAGCCATCGTCACCTACCTCCTATCAGATCGGGACCAGCGGAAACGTCTGGCCCGCCGCCCCCATGATCTCCTCGCAGAAGCTCCCCTCGAACCGGACCCGCGTCTGACCCTCCCTCGAGTTCATCTCCTGAGCTGACTTGCACCAGGCCTCGTGGAGGACGTAGACGTTGCCGTTGGCCAGCTCCGCCGTGACGGTGGAGTTGACGATCGCCTCCAGGTTCTCCATCGAGAGCTGCGGCAGCAGCGAGACGTCGCCCTCGATGTACGGCACCCTCGGGAGCTCCGAGTAGCCGTGGACCATGTCCTGGCCGGCGATGCCCGCCCGCTCATAAGCGGACGGGGAGACGGTGAAGTTGCCGCGGAGCGGCAGCAGGGCGCTGTCCAGCTTGAGGAAAGCGATGCCTGCGATGCGGGGTGCCATGTCGTTACCTCTCTATCCACAGGGTTGGCTGCTGAGCTCAGGCGACCTGAGTGTCGACGCCGCGGTTGTACTGCAGCCGGAACTGAGCCAGGACCGCGAACACGCGGAGCTGGTTCACCAGGTCGGGCGGGTACAGCACGTTGAGGCGGTTGGGGTCACTGGAGTCGCGCTCGACGATCAAGTTGTTCTTGAACGCCGTCACGTTCTCGACGAGGCCGTTGTACTCGTCGAAGCGGTACTGGGCGACCAGCTCCGCCTTGGCCATCTTGGGGGTCAGGATGGCCTGCCCGGGGCCGAACCTCGTGTCGTCGTCTGCCAGCTTGTGGCGAGGGTACTTGTTCGTGATGGCCTGCCGCTGGTTGCGGATCAGCTTGGCCAGAGTGGCCAAGGTCGTCACGAGCTCGTACGCGTCGTCAGACTGCCCGTAGAGGTTCTTCTGGTAGGTGGTCGACTCCCTCATGATCACGGGCATGTTGTCCGCGAACGTCGCCTGCGTCGCGAGGCCGTTCTGCGCCAGGGACATCCGCTCGCTCAAGAGGAAGCGGTCGTGGCCGGGCGCGGGCAGGATGCCCTCGAGGTGGAGGGACTGCAGCGGCCGAGCCGGGTCGTTCATCAAGCCCCTCGCAGCCTTGGCGGTGTACGCGGCCGCCCACTCGAAGAACGGCATGGGCGCCGTCTCCTCGAACGCCATGACCGAGACGACGCCGCTGTTGCGGGTCTCCCCGAACAGGACGAGGTCGCTGTAGATGCCCCGCTTGGCCGCGAAGATGTGGCCGTAGAGCTGGCGCGCCCACCCCCACCTGCCATCGTCGCCGAAGCCGAACTCAGTCTCCCAGGCCAGGAGCGAGTTCGAGTCGGTGTACGGCATGGAGACGTACTCGAACGGCTGCTCCCCGAGGTTCGCGATGCCGTTGTCGAACACCGGGACCCCAGCCCCGCCCGACAGCATG